TTTAGTGTGGCATTGGGAACAAATGAATACAAATCTATATATGAGATTGCAAGTAGTAAACTTGCCCGTAAAACTCATGTAGATTTAATGAATAAAGTTCAGATAGATAAATACGCAGCAGGCCTCCATGCAAAAGGTAGTGGAGCCGTAGACAGATATACTGGATTAGGTATAAAAGAACGCTTTATTTTAATGTGTGCGGCTTTTGGCTGTAATCAGTATGAAGTTGACGATGATTTATCTGTAATAGAATAGGCTCACTTAGTATCTCATATTTGATACTCTGTTATTTGACACTATCCCCGTAGTTGAGCCGCTACGGGGATTTTTTATATCAATTACCTATCATCAGCTCCCAATTATCCATAATAGTCATATCCCAACGCGGCACGTCAAATTCATTATTGACCGATACCCCATATACAGAAAGACTCTTGCCGGCACTGTCAAACTCAATCAAAGCCGTTTCCTCTCCTTTTTGGATACGAAGATTCATAAAGTCTGTCATTTGCTGTCTTTGGGTAACTCGAAATATGAGCCATAAAAGGAAAGACAGTTCAGTAAGTTTCCTTTCCTTTTATATAATTTATCCCCCTACTATCCATACCTTTTTTCCAAACATTATATACAATATGAGGCAAGTAATTGTAGTTCTCACTTATAACGTTTTCATCGACTGTGAATTCATTACATCCTATAGCCTGATTAGATTTACAATATTTTTCAATGCCTTTCTTTTTATATAGACAACATAGCCTTTGATTTGTATATTTACTTTCCTTATAATATTTACATAAAAAACAGTTCTTCACATTTTCGTAATTCTTATATGCAATTGCCCAACCAAAGATAAAAGGGTTTATCCATATAGTACGATTTGCCAAATAATCGAATGTAATTTCAAATATAGCAGACGAATGTCTCTGAGTATATATTTTGCAATTGCTACGACTACTCGGACAAAAACCTTGCATAGAATCCAATAATACGAACTTATTAAGCATCAAACCTTCAGTTTCAGATATTCTACATCTACGTTTAAAATTATAAAAATTCACTCGTTCGCTCTCGGAAATCATTCCACTTTGTATAATAGTATTCAGCTCATATTCTGAATTTAGAGCCACCTCAATAATACGTATCCCAGACCCTAACTTCCCCTTCTCACACTGATGTGAAACTAAAATTTCGATGAAAACAGGTTCATATTTATTCTCCGAATTGGTAAGAAGCAAATCTGCACGAAACCCCTTATATGTTTTTTCTCGAGTGATTACATTGTAATAATTCTTTAAGTTAAAAGATTGGCTCGTTTCTTTCTCACAATAATAAGAAGAAGTATAGTCATCATGATTCCATAGACAATGTTCAAAATTAGAGCATCTATCTTTTGTTTTAAAAGAGATATTTAATGCACCATCTGAATTAAACCACTCTTCAATTCTTTTCTTAGCAAGAGCATGAAGATAAGTTTCATAGCTACAGTTTTGCGGTCTTATCTTATGAGCATAATGCTTTACTTTAACAGAACCTTCTTTTACAACCATTTCTCCTTTACAATGAGGACATCGATATTCTATTCCTTTCTGAGCATTTTCAATACCAACACACTTTTCATTCTTATCAAGAGCATACGTATATTTGAGTTCTGTCATAATATTAAATCTACCAACCATTCCTATTAGTAAAATTGAACTATCTCTCTTTGTTTATATCTATAAAACTAATATTATTATATTCTCCAAATTTAGCTTGCTGATTATTTGTCAAAATTTTAATTTGCCACTTCATATCATCATAAGAGTTTTGTCCATAGTGATAAAATATAAATTCTTTTTCTTTACACCCAAATTGAGATTGTCGTCTAAAAAAATCATCAAAATAAGAATGGTCGGTTTGCCCCAAAGAGTATCCAAAAAATATTATTCTTTCTGCGTTATCCAAAATATAAGGTAAACCCTTTACTTTTTGATAAGGACTATGAGATTTATACAAAAAAACATGCTTTTTATCTACTTGGGCATTATCTTCTACTCCAAATACAAAGCCATTCTTTAATGTACCGTGTACGTGGTTAATTATATATTCTGATTCATTATATGAAATATCACTTAGTATATTTTCAATTGTATTGGTATAATTAAATGTAAGGATATATACTGGGGATAACTTAAACGCTTGATCTAATACATAAGTGCCCATAGCTGAGAAATAGCCCCCTTCTTTAGTCACCTCCATCAAATATGACTTTAAATGAGAGCACAATTCATTGTATTCATCACGCAATGTGTCACCCTTTTTAGGTTTACCTTCTATATATATTCTTGGAAGAAAAGTACTTTGTGAATACACACTTAACTCATTTTCAATATCAATCCATAAATTTAAAGATTGCTTCTTCCGAAGATAGTCCACCAAAAAATTGTTCTTTATATCAGAAAACCAATGGCTTTTCATAAAATCCTTATAAGAAGTTTTCAGACCAAGATTTAAATCAAACCCGTTACCTACAACAAACACTGTTTTATAGTTTTGCAATTCATCCATAGTATTATAAAATCAAAGTTAATCTACAAAAATACAAAGCCAAGAGAGAATTATCAAATAAAAAGTAAATAAAAAAGCCCCAACGGAAGTCGGGGCACTTCATGCACAATAAGTCTGGATTCTTCCTGAAATCTGAATATAAAAGGAAAGGTAACTTATTGGGCTACCTTACCTAGCAAAACCTTACGATGTAAGAACGATGAACACCTATTACCTAATCCCACCAAGAAAACAACTTGTAAGTTCTGATTTTATTATATAGATACCATGCCTTATATCTTCTTAATTCCTCTTTATGAATAATTTCAATATCATAATCATCTGTTGGGAATTTGAATAGACAGAACCTTGATGCATTTTTAGTGTTAATGTACAAATTCCTACAAGCTATTACATGTGGACTTTCTACCATTTCATACATACCGTCATCTCTACGCATAGTCTTCATTTCTGAAAACTCTAACTGTAAATCATCCTTTTCGAGTACAATATCCAATAGATTGATACAAAGTCGCAAATCTCTTGCCACTATAGGCATCTTATCTGAACGTGTACACTTTTTAAAGTATTCATGCATTTCCATTATTTTCTTGCGTTCTATTTCCAACAAAAACACATAATCCCAATCAAAGTCCTTTTCCAAGAGCCTGCACCATGAATTGACCTTTGCACGTCTATAGTTGGATTCGGCTCTATTTCTTCTCTGTTTCATATTATAGCACTACTTATTGTTTTCGCTTTCAGATAATTACAAATAATCTTATATCAACTTTTTAAATCAAAGTTACTTCATAAAAATACAAAGCCAAGGAAGAATTATTAAATAAAAAAGCCCCGACCAAAGCCGAGACTTTTTTGTTGATATCACATTTTAACAGAAAATACATTAAATTTTACTCAAACTATCTCACTGCAAGATTCAAAGTAGGAAGAATGACAGGGTTGACTCCAGATAATCCCGTTAAAGTAGTAACATAAGCCCTTACATAGGGAAATAAAATTGCCGGAGCACTTGAATTAAAGAATGTCGATTTAAGTTTTTCGTCTACGTCTCTGTCAAATTCAAAAAGACCGATAACAACAACTTTAATACGCATCACATTATTTTTATCCATTATATCTACACCCAAAGTGTGTTTATACAAATTATTCTCGATACATTCAGCCCCTTCTTGACTAAACTCTACAGTTAAGTCTTCATTCACGACTTTGTTATCATCTATTTCAATAGACGATTTAATTATGTTGTAACGTAGAAAACGGAATTTTGCAATTTGTTCGGCCATTCTTTAAGCAGCTAAAGGTAAATAAACATCGTCATATTCATAGTGATAAGTGGAGAATGAATATGAACCTGAACTTTTAATTGAAGTATTTGAAACTTCATAAATGATATTAGTCATATCATGCAAATCGTTCACTTTGGAAATTATTATATCTTCCATTGGAAACTCTTTGTGAAAATCAATTCTAAATTGATGGGCTATTTTTTTATACGTTTCATTTCCTGCTCTTACCAAATCAGGACTAACTTCTACGATATGAAATCCCGTACTTTTTTCAAAAGCATACTTTATGGATATGCCTCCTACCGAAGAAGACATTTTATCCATCATTTGTTTTATAAAATCGGTTGCATTCATAATCCTTTATACACATCTTTTAGTATATCCAATGTCTCATCTGCTATAACAAGAGCCTCTCGTGATTCATCAGGAGAAATAAGGGAATTCTCATAATCAGCAATCCTTCTTAATCTCTTCAACTCACTTATATTAGTATCAAATATATCATAAGCATCATCTTCTCCTTTCGCCAACAAATCATCAAGAATCAGCTTTATAATATATAAATGAGAACCTGCATTTTGATTGTTTTGACTTGCATATGATATATAACACTTATGACATAAAATATGTTTTACCAATAAAAAGCAAGAATAATAGGCACAATGTATAGATGCTGAATACATTCCACAACTATCTCTTGATAGCATAAGTGCTGCTTTATAATTTTCTATAGACTTACTCTTTATATAAGGCATTTTATGCTTTTCTTTTAATCTAACACATAAAAGTTCTAAGATAGGATAAACCTTTCCCAAAACTTTTATAGAACAAATCTCCAATAAAAATAAATTCGTTCTACATTTCAGTATTATTACAAATTTATAGGTTTTTAGCTTTGTCGCTACAAATTTGTAGCGACAAAGCTAACTATTTTTTGTGCAAAATGACTTATTTTCTAAATAAATTGTTATAAAGCACACCTAATTTAGACTATTTCTAAATACACAAAAAGGATGAAATATGAATTTTATTTTAAATAGAAATACTATGATCTATATTTTTTTCACCATTACCACTGAAATAAATCATAACTCACCCCACCACCTACATAAAAACCGCCCGGATAACCATACCCCGCCTGCAACCCTAATCCCCAACGCTTCTTCTTCGGTTTGATAGCGACCGGATGATAGATGTCGTTCGTCACAGTCTGATAGACCGTCCTCGGATAAACAGTCATACTATCCATCCGAGGGTCTACATATCCGCTCACCACCGCACGATACAGACTATCTTCATACACAACCCGTTTGCGATGAAGCAAGGTATCACCTATACGCACAGTATCATTCGGCAATATCTGCCAAAACACAGCTATCGGTTTAGAGACAAGAACCGTATCAAGTTTGACAACCGTCTGTATCTTTGTCTCGGTACGTATTTCTGCCGACAAAGGCTCAAGCGGGCGGAACCAAGCCGCCACACAAGCGATTGCCAGTAATACAACTAATAACCAAAGTAGTTTTTTCATAACCTCAACAAATAATGATTAACAACCATGCCTGCACATATTGCGGCAACCCCACACAGCAAGTCTGCTTTGTTCCACTTGCCGTTATAGTAGTGGCAACGGTCGCTGTTCTCCTTGATAAAGAGCATCAGCAATGCAGTGCTGCCACCGAATACTATGGCGGTGGACAGATAGACCACCGCCCCTAAGATGTTATTTCTCATATCTTATCCCAGTTTTGTTTCAGCCAGTTTATCTCTTCTTCGGTGAAGCTGCGGTCGGCGACTATGATGGTGCCGTGACAACCGATAAAAGCAGGGCGTTCAGAAGGACGTAATTTCCCAATATACAACTCTGCATTATCTTTACCATTAACAATGTAATCAAGTTTCACTATCCCATTATATGAATTTGTTATTTGATAGGTTATACCGTCTTTAAAATACTCTACATTGTTCGCACGACCAAAACTATAAGTTGTATCTTCATTATATTCATTATAAAATTCAAATCCAAAAGCTCCAGTTCCACTCGTAGTAATTTTAGACAAGAAACAAGCTCTATTTTGTCTCTCAAACCAAGTCCTATCCGCCATCACCGTGTAATCCGTTAATATCGGGAAACCATAGCATACGGCGTACATCTTGCCGTCGTAGCAAAGCTGGTCGGGGTAGTCGGGGATTTGGGTGATGGTAAAAACACTTGTGCCTGGAGTTGTTAATTTATAACCAATTTGATAATCATTACTAACCTTAATAGATGTAGGTAATTCATTTTCACCCTCTACAATATTAATCTCCTTTCTACCATTTTCAGTTGCATATTGATACTTAAGAACATTATCTCCTAATCCTATTACTTTTATCTTATATGAAGGGATTTCGACTGAATTGGCATATTGAATAAATAGATAATTAGATGTATTAGGAGTAACTTTAACAACATCAGGTTTTACCTCTGTTTGAACTGAACTTTTTCTCAATGAGGTAAAATCAACCTTATACACTCCCATTCCGCTATTCAGCTTCCCCTTACCGCCGTACAAATAGGCGTGGTTACCGTTGCCGCTAAAATCTTTTAGGATTGATGTAGGGAGCTGCTCAATAGTGATATTACATGTACCTACAAAATTACATCCAAAGCCTACAAAATGATGTCTGTCTTCAATAGTATATATTCCGTCTTCTGTTATAGTATTAATGATTTGGTATTGCCCATTAACATAATCGGTAATTAAAACTTCTTGATTATCAGTTATACCAATAATACGAACAGTTAAATTGGAATATGGTTCTCGAATATCTTCTACAATACTTAAACCTTTTAGAATACATTCTGTTATTATGAATTTATGTTGGCTAATAGTTGCAACTCCTCTTGCTTTTACATAATTCCAATTAGTAAAATCTTCTACATACGCCTCTATTACATCATAGTTAGTCATACCTTGCTTCGCAGGGTCATAGATAGCCTTGATAGATTCTTTTAAACCTGCCGGCCATACAAGGCCACCGCCCGAAGCAGAGGGGAAGCCGACAGACGGGATGCCGATAGTAGGCAAGCCGATTACGGGGATAGTGATGTTGGGGATCGTGATTGGGTTCATAGGCTATTCCTCTTTAATCATCTTAGCTTCTAATACTTCTGAAGAGCTTCTGATTGTAATGTTTATACCATTCGCTATCCCTACGATGCGAAAAATTACATTAGGCGCACCACTATTCTGGGATGCATTGGGGTAAAGAGGAGCAGGCTTCAAATCATCGATTCCCGCAAAGGCGGTAACTAACCCGCCCTTGTTCTTTATCTGTATGGTAACGGGATTGCCGTCGCTGACAAATGTTGCGTAATACGCGTTCTCGCTTTCGTTCTTTTCAAATGATAAAATTTCTGCTGCCATGATGTTTACTTTTTAGAGTTTCAATACTTGGTTCCTGTTGCCTTCCCTTCGGTGGCTGACGTGTACCCATGAGAAGTTTTCCTCATCAATGACCTGGTCGAAGGGAAGCTTCAATTCTTGTATAAGATTGAACAGTCTTTTGTTCTCTTTCGGGGTATTCGGAGTACCGACAATATCAGCAGCACATCCATTCATGTGGTCGCTTGTTTTAGAGCCGCCTACCGCCTTATTCAAAGCAGGACAACGGTATCCGCTTGTTACTGTGATAGGTTTGCCGTAAGCCTCTCTTAACGGGTCGAGAACATTGTCAACCAACGCTTGTGCATTGGGAAGCAGTTCTTTCGGCAGTCTGTTATCTATAGCTTTCTTATCAGCCGTTTCGCTTTTAATCAGTTCTGCAATTGTAAAGTATCTCATACTATTTCTCCTTTCTAAAGTATTTGTCATAAATCACATGAGCCACCCAACCGACAACAGCACCGATACCGAATGACACAACAGTAGTCAAGTTTACCCAAAACGGAGTGTAGTGCATGTAAAGCATTACTCCCACGATGATAGCGATAACAATCGCTGCGATAATCAATTTCTTTTTCATTTTGTTACTCCTTATCTTTAGTTATTATTTCACTCATATCTTCTTTCTCAACATCGAGTACTTTTTTACCGAATAGTCCTAATGCTTTTAGTAAGTTGAAATTATATCCTTTAGGCTTTAGAATGTTGCTTATGATAGAGCAGAACTCTATGGAGCAGACAAACAGGCATGAATACACATCAATATTCCACTTGCTTCCGGAAGCGATGTTTATCATCACCACCATACATACAAAAGCGAAGTAAGTCACCATCTTACCCATAGTCCTGCGGATGGCACTGGAAAAGCGCACTTCTTCGCCCATCAACAGGCTTTTCCTCACTCCAAATGCCAAGTCACACACTACGACTGAAAATGCCACTATCAACCACGGTATCATGTGTTCCAATGACTGCATAATAAAGCTACTCGCTATTACCGAAAATCCCCCAGGTATGCTTTGGGTAATAATGTTATTCTGCATCTTATCGTTACTTTTACAATTATCCGTATCTTTGTGCCGTTCACAGCGGTAATTACATACCGCTATTCCCGTTTTGCTCGTGAGAATAGGACGGGATTTTTATATTTTGCCGTAATAGTGAAACCACGCTCCCCACTTCCGTTCTTTCAGATAGTTCGGATTGTCTTGGTTCAGTTTGGCTTCCATCTCAAACGCACTTGCACGGTAAGCGTTGGCGTTCACTTTACCGCCACCGATCCGTTCATCCGTGAACAAGTGGTACACAAGACTGATGAACCACTCCACGCCATACAGAATGTAATAGAATAGCGGGATAAGGAGCAACCACCACGCACTGACATAGAATGATAATAATGCGGACGGGATAACCGCTATCTCCATGCACTCGAAGAACTGTTTCTGATGTGTACGTTCATGGCGTTCTGTCTCAGCGGTTATCTCTTTCAGAATGGATAGGATAAAGCCGAAGAGCATGATTGTATGATAGCTGCCAAAGAGTATCAATTTGGCTAACTTGTTGTCTAAAAAGATTGTTTTCATTGTGAATTAGTTTTAAATGCTGTCTCTAATAATTCTATAATATTACTTGTTAT